GGAGACAGTTTGGCAAGGATTAGATACGACAGGTTTTACTACAAACCGTTGCCTGATGAAGTGACGGTGGGTGAAAGTGATATAGATGGGTTAGGTATTTTTGCCACGCAAAGCATAGAAGAAGCTTTTGATTTAGGTAGTACACACATTAAAGTGCCCATGATTGCTGGGTACATTAGAACCCCACTGGGTGGTTTTATTAACCATTCAGAGGAACCAAATTGTTATTTAGCGTTGTCCCAAGATTGGGATGACTACAAAGTCTACAATTTAGTGACTCTTCACAAGATAGAAGAAGGTGAAGAGATAGTGCTAGACTACGATATGTGACATAAGGGTTGTGCGATGGGCGAGTTAAAAAAATGGCTCAAACAAAACTGGGTACGGATCGGAACAGACGGGAAGATCAAAGGACCCTGTGGCACAAGCAAAGATAAGAAGAATCCTGATCGCTGTTTACCAGCAGGAAAGGCCAGGAGTCTTTCACGTTCCGAACGTGCAGCAACCGCTCGAAAAAAGAAAAAAGCAGGAGCGAAAGGTAAAACTGTAGTCGCTAATACACCTAAAGCAAAGGTGCGAACAAAGCGAAAGACCAAAAAACTGTAAGTAAGGAGTAATGTAAGATGCCGGTTCGTAAGAAGTCCAAAGGTAAAATGGTCAAAAAAGCCAAGGGTGGAATGATTAAGAAAGCCAAGGGTGGAATGGTCAAGAAAGCCAAAGGCGGTATGATCAAGAAAATGAACGGTGGCGTTGTGCGACGTTCAAAAGGATCTATGGTCAAGAAAGCCAAGGGTGGAATGGTCAAGAAAGCCAAGGGTGGAATGGTCAAACGGAAGCGGTAGATGGCAACTTCAGGATCAACAGACTTTGATCTTGACGTTGCAGATGTAATTGAAGAAGCCTACGAAAGATGTGGGCTTGAATTACGAACAGGCTATGACGCTAAAACTGCACGTCGATCATTAAACATCATGTTTTCTGAGTGGGCTAACCGTGGGGTAAACCTATGGACAGTTCGTCAAGGCACGTTAACTGTGACATCAGGCACGGCTGCTTATACGTCAAGCAACGGATTAGCCACTCCTATGAGTGATATTCTTGAGGTTGCTATCCGTCGCAGTGGCACAGACTTCAGTGTTGATCGCATAAGTCGTAGTGAGTATCTAAATATTCCTGTCAAAACCACATCAGGAAGACCCTCACAGTTTTACTTTAACCGTCAGATTAGTCCTGAAATCACGCTTTGGCCTACACCAGAGAACAGTTCTGACATACTTGTGTATTACTACATCACTAGGATAGAAGATGCCGACACTTTGGTTAATACAACAGATCTGCCGTATCGTTTTCTACCTTGCATGGTTGCTGGTCTGGCTTACTATCTAGCCCTAAAACGTGCGCCTGAAAGAGTGCAGTTGTTAAAGGTAGTGTATGAAGAAGAGTTCCAACGTGCGGCAGACGAAGACGAAGATCGAGTGTCTTTGAAACTTCAGCCAGATATTCAGTACATAAGGTTCTGATATGGCTAGGTATGCATCTGCAAGAAAAACATACGGCATCTCAGACAGATCTGGTTTCCGTTATCGTCTTCGTGAGATGCGTAAAGAGTGGACAGGATTACTTGTCGGACCAGATGAGTATGAGCCAAAGCACCCACAACTAGAAGCACCTAACAACGTATCTGACCCACAAGCTGTTCGTGATCCGCGTCCAGATCAAACAGAAACCGTGTCTGTTTTCACTCTTACTGATTCAGTTGGACTACCCACGGCAAGGTTAGTGTCTTTTGGTCAGGTGGGTGAGGTTACTTTAATTACCGCAGATGAAACTGTCACAGTAACAGGGGTCATAGCAACCGGTCAGGTTGGCTCTGTCACAGTAACAGGGGTAGATAATTCTGTTTCCATAGCTCAAACATACACAGTGACAGTGCAATCTTACTTGGGATACAACAAATTCTACATTGATGGCGTTAGGCAAGACACTGTCAGTTTGTCGGAAGGTAGCACATACCGGTTCGATCAAAGCGATAGTTCAAATTCAGGAGACCCTTTTCGTTTTTCTACTACGTCCGATGGCACACATGGAGGAGGGTCGGAATACACAACAGGAGTAACAACAAACGGTACTCCAGGTAGCTCTGGAGCATACACACAAATTACCGTAGCCGTTGGTGCACCGACGCTCTATTATTATTGTTCAAACCATAGCGGCTTGGGCGGGACGGCTAATACACCATGAGCTTTACACTTGCAACGTTAAAAACAGCGATACAAGACTACACTGAAAACACAGAGACAACGTTCGTCAACAATCTTCCTTTGTTTATTAGAGCAGCAGAGGAGCGCATCTTAAAAAGTGTTCAGCTATCTTTCTTTCGTAAAAACGTAACCGCTAACTTTAGTGCGTCGGATCAGTTTTTAGCGATACCAAGTGATTTTTTGGCACCTTTTTCTCTGTCTTTTACAGACAGCAGCAGTAACAAAAACTTTTTAGATTTTAAAGACGTTAACTTTTTACAAGAATTTACACCTAATGCTGCTACAACAGGCACTCCCAGGTACTACGCAGTGTTTGATGTGAGCAATTTTATTATTGCACCAACTCCTGCTACTGCTCTTGCTGTTGAATTACATTACTACTATCGACCAGGAAGCTTAACGACGGGTGGAGATTCAGGCACAACATGGCTTTCGGAAAACGCAGAGCTTGCTCTTTTGTACGGCTCTCTTTATGAGGCATACACTTTTATGAAAGGTGAAGCAGATGTGTTGCAAAATTACAACGCTCGACTAGTTGAGGCGATAAGCACGTTGAAGATGCTTGGCGAGGCGAAAGAGGTTACACACGAATATCGTGCGGGTAAGGTGGTTAGGCAGAAGCAATGATGAATGGCATGAGCATGGATTTTGGGCCAGCGTTCAAAGTCGATATACAAACAACAAATAATCGCGGGCAAACACCCGAAGAAGTTGCAGCACGTTGCGTTAACAAAATAGTCAGTATTTCAGATAACGCATCACCAGAGGTTCGTGAACAGGCGCATGCTTTTCGAGAAAGTCTTGAAAAGATAATCGTTTTGTACATGAAGCAAGCGATTCGTTCAGATCGAACGACTGTGTATAATGCAATCAGAGATTCAGGCCATGACAAGTTGGCTGAATACATAAGGAGACTGTGATGGCTTTTAGTGGAAACTTTTTATGTAGTTCCTTCAAACAAGAATTATTGGAAGGGAAGCATAACTTTTTAGCGAGTGGTGGGAACACCTTTAACATTGCCTTGTATACCAATAGCGCAAGTTTTACCGCTGCTACGACAGCGTATACAACCAGTAATGAAGTAAGTGGTACAAACTACTCGGCAAAAGGACAAGCGTTAAACCCCGTTAATCCTACGTTAAGTGGCACAACTGCTCTTGTAGACTTTGCAGACGAGGTGTTTTCTAACGTGACCATCTCCTCTGTGCGCGGTGGGTTGATATTTAACGATAGTGCAAGTGGTGATCCGACAGTGGCTGTTCTGGATTTTGGTGCTGATAAAGCAGCAAGTTCTGGTGATTTTACCATTGTGTTTCCAACAGCAGATGCGAGTAACGCGATAATCAGGATCGCGTAATGACCAGCGTTGTTGTCTCGCTCGGATTAGGGTGGAACTCGTCCACCACCGGATGGGGCGACGGAGGTTGGGGAAATGACGTTGCTATTGCCACAGGAGCTACAGCGGCACTTGGAACAGCCGTTGAAGAGGGTGATGCAAATATAACCTTAACTGGTTTCGGTTTAACTGGAACGTTAGGTATAGTATTTGAAACGCAGAATGGTCTAGCAGCTACTTCTGCGCTAGGTAACACATTTGAAACGCAGAATGGGTTTTTGGCGACAAGTGCGCTAGGTAACACATTTGAAACGCAGAATGGTCTAGCAGCTACTTCTGCACTTGGAAATGTATTTGAAACGCAGAATGGTCTAGCAGCCACTTCTGCGCTAGGTAGCTTCTTCACAACGAACACTACGGTGTCGATGACGGGAGCAATCGGAGCATCTACCGTGACAGGAGATGCAAATATAACATTGACAGGATTAGGAGTTGTTGGAAGTGTTTCATCTAAGGGTGTGTTAATTTGGGGAGAGGTTATCCCAGCACCCGGAACCTCATATACAACAATAGTACCGTCACCAGGGACAACATATACAGAAATAGTAGTAAGGTGATTTAAATGGCTAGTACCTTTGTAAACGATCTCCGACTAGAGGAGATGGCAACTGGAGAAAACTCAGGGACGTGGGGTACGAAGACAAACACCAACCTTGAGTTGATCGGTGAAGCACTGGGCTTTGGCACAGAGGCAATCACCACAAACGCAGACACACATACAAGCACAATCGCAGACGGTTCCACCGATCCAGTTCGTGCGATGTTTGTTCAGTACACCGGCACCCTGGATTCAGCTTGTACTATCACAATCGCTCCAAACACCGTGAGTCGTGTTCACATTATCGAGAACGCAACCAGCGGCTCTCAAAATATCATTATTAAGCAAGGATCAGGCGCAACCGTCACGATACCAAACGGAAAGACTTCTATTGTTTATCTGGACGGTGCGGGTAGTGGTGCGGCAGTTGTAGATGCTCTTACTGATTTAAATATTGCTGGTACATTCAACGCGGCAAGCGATATTGTTTCGGCTGGCACAGTACAGGCAACCGGCGATACATCAGCAGCAGATGGGGCTGCTATGGGATTTACCTCTACTGAAGGGTTAATCCTAACAGGGCAGGGGTCCACTAACGATGTCACTATTAAAAATGATGCTGATACCACTGTCATTGCCATACCAACAGGTACGGATGATGTTGAGTTTACGGATGATGTAAAACTCAAGTCTGATTCGGCGGTGCTGTCCTTTGGTGCAGATAGCGATGTCACTTTGACTCATGCGGCTGATACCAGTTTGACCTGTAACGTCTTGATGGCGGCAACGACCTTTGAGCCAAGCGGTGACACAGCCGCTGGGGACAACGCGGCCATTGGTTTTACTGCCGCAGAAGGTCTAATCCTGACAGGCCAAGGTTCGACTAACGACGTAACCATCAAAAACGATGCCGACGCAGATGTAATCGAGATACCCACAGGTACAACCAACGTCACAGTGGCAGGTGGTTTGACGGTTGGTACTGTCGCGACAGCGAAGACAGACACAGATACATCGAACACAGGCAGTGTCACACTAGACTTTTCTGCTAACCAAAACTTTGTACTCACACTGACCGGTAACGTCACACTGGCTAACCCGTCCACTGAAACGGTTGGTCAGAGTGGATTCATCGTGTGCATACAGGACTCCACTGGAGGCAGGACATTGAGCTTAGGAACAGATTATGAAACAGCCGCTGGTGCAGGAATTACATTGTCCAGTGCCGCAAGTGCTACAGACATCATTCCTTATGTCGTAGCGGCCTCTGACCGTATCCTTCTGGGTGCGCCGCAGTTGGCGTTTAGCTAATGAGTGGCCCATTCGGCTCATCACAATGGATGTATGCATCGGGCGGTTTCTATGGCTTTGATATCGAAAGCTCTCTACGGTTTAACGATGATGACGGTGCGTATTTAGAATTCACTCCTACATCTGCGGGTAATCGCAAGACTTGGACGTGGAGTGGTTGGGTCAAGCGTTCTAAAATAGGTTCGTATCTTATGATCTTTGCCTCAGATAATAATGATTACATTAGGTTTGATCCAGATACAGTCGGTATGCAATCTGGTAATACTGCGCCTATGAATGTAAAAACTACGGCTGTATTGCGTGATCCTTCTGCTTGGTATCATTTAGTATTTGCTTTAGATACCACACAATCGACAGCCTCAGATCGTTTTAAGATTTATATTAACGGCACACAAGCAACGGATTTCAGTGCAACCACTTATCCTGCTTTAAACGCAGAATTTAACATTAACAATACAACTACTCAATATATAGGGCGTAGATTTTCTCCTGCTGAACAATATTTCGACGGCTATATGGCCGAGGTCAACTTCATCGACGGTTCTGCCCTTGGGCCAACTTCATTCGGTGAAACCAAAGAAGGTATCTGGATACCGAAGGACACTTCTGGCCTGACATTTGGGACAAATGGATTCCGTTTACAGTTCAAAGACGATGCAGAGGTGCAGGGTTTCAACACGGTTTTGCATGGAGGAACAGGGGCTACGCAGTCTGTCACCGGAACAGGGTTTTCCCCCGATTTCGTTTGGTCAAAAGCAAGAAGCGGAGACACCGTTGGAGGGCATCTTTTATTTGACACTGTCCGTGGCCCAACCAAATATTTGCAAAGTAATGGCACAGGTGCAGAAGCAACTGATAGCACGATGCTTACTTCTTTTGACTCTGACGGGTTTACCTTGGGGTCTTCTCAGTACATAAACGACTCAGGCAATGAAAAATATGTAGCTTGGTGCTGGGACGCAGGAGCGAACAATACCATCACTGGTCATTCGTCTGTGACGTACAGCGGCAATCAAACAGATGGCACCCGAATTAGCGGCCTTCCATTTCGTCCAGACTTGGTATGGATGAAAGAAAGAGATAGCACATCGGGCCATCAGTTGTACGATTCAGTTCGTGGGGCTGACAAAGGACTGCGAACAGAGTCTACTGCGGAGGAATTTAGTCTTGGTGAGTTTGGTGGTTTTGACAAGAATGGATTTATTGTTAATAACTCCAACGGCATTAACCAATCAGGACAAAAATACGTTGCTTGGGCATGGGACGCAGGAGACAGTGATCCTGCATCAGACTCGAACGGGACAAATGTCTCAAGCGTCACTCGCAAGACTAGCACTGCAAACGGTTTTAGTATCATTGATTACACAGTAACAAGTGCAAATCAAAGCGCAACTAAATTAGTGCCGCATGGATTAGGCGGAAATCCTGATTTGATGTTGATTAAAAAGCGAACTAATAACTCAAGCGACAATCAGCGTTGGGCAATTTATCACTCAGCATTAGCAGATGATCAATTCTTGAAATTAGGTGATGAAGCAACTGACGGAGCAAGCACAGCAAGCTCAGTATTTGATGACAGCGCGTTTACCACTGACACTTTCGCTGTCGGATCTAGCGGCATGGTAGGGGGTGGTTCCTCTGATGAATCATATATTTGTTATGCATGGAAAGCCGTATCTGGTAAGAGCGCATTTGGCTCATACGAAGGAAATAATACGGCAACAGGACCCACAGTAAGCCTAGGATTTCGGCCCGGACTCGTTATGATCAAAAATGCTGACGGAACTGGTAACTGGAATGTTTTTGATTCAT